AAATAAATAAATCAGTTGTATTGGTTAACCACACTTGACTTTGTGGGGCTCCATAAGAGAGTCCAATGTCAAGATAGATATGTTTGGCGCTCTCTGGAATCGGTTTTATATACTCATTCATTTTTATACAAACAACATAAATGTTTTTTATATCCTTTTGTAAAAAAATGAACAAAACCTATGATTGCAATGCGATTGATAAATATAAGAAATAATTTCTAAATAAATAATATTACTATGATAATAAACAAGAGAAATCGACCGCGTTATTTTCGATACATGCCGCCAATACGTAAACAAATAGGGGGTAATTTGGAACTATATGGATACTATCATGGTATTGTAAACTATCGAGAGGTACCACGTGAAACCGGTTCAAACACTTTAATAGAACCACAATTTTCACAACTGGAGAATACAAACTTACAACCTGATAACACAAATTACAATGTATTACAACTACCACAACTGCATTTTACATGTGAGAACGACGAAAACTATTTAGAAAAACATTCTCCCGGTAACAAAGACCCAAAAATACACATCCATATAAAAGTGAAAAAAATAGTTACGGAAATAGAATAAAAAAATTTGTCAAAAAAAAAGTATTTTCATATTGTATAATGGCTTCTTCACTTCCTGCCGAAATGTCTACCTACCCACCTGTTCTCGCACCCATTCTATCATCTATAAAAGATGTTGACTCGAATGTACGCTCAGAGTTGTACACACTTGACCGTAATCTCGGAGGTACCATAACCGCAATTGGTACTGAAACAAAAGATGTTGTAAATCGCAATGCAGATTTTGCGTTGAATGATAATCGAAGAAATACAGAATTTGTTCTAAGTGATGCAAATAGAACTGCCAATATGGCATTAATGGAAGGTCGTCGAAATTCGGATTTTATTTTATCGGATGCTCATCGTTCGAGCGATGTAACGAATTCGGCGGTTGAACGTAATGGAACGGCGGGTGTTCTTGCCACACAAACCTCTGCATTCAATTTGGGAAATGCGGTGGAGCGAACGGGTGCTTCAAATGTTCTCGCAACACAAACCGCCGCATCGCAAGTAGGGAATGCAGTGGAACGAACGGGCGGTGCATCGATTCTTGCGACACAAACTGCGTCGGGACAAATAGGGAATGCAGTGGAACGAACGGGCGCTGCTGGGGTTCTTGCTACACAAAATGCTACCTCATTAATAGGAAATGCACTAGAACGAACGGGTGCTGCGTCGGTTCTTGCGAGTGAAAAAGTAGGTGGACAAGTTTTCAGTGAAGTGATTCGCAATGGTGCTGCGACACGGGATTTAATTTCAACGACCGCAACAGAGAACAGAGGAGTCATTGAGGGTATTCATACCGATTTATTGAAGGGTATCGCCGCCGCGCAACTGAGTGCGAAAGACAGTGATATTCGCAATGCAGATTATGCTCGTCAAGGACAAATGCAGAGTCAACTGATTGGTATGGATATTCTTAGAATGAAGGGTGATTTGGAAAAACAGAATTTGGAGATTGCAACTATGGCGGCACGGGATTCTGCTGCGTTGGCTCGTCAAGCCGCGGAAAATACCGCGGCGATTCAATTGGATGCTTTGCGTAATAAGGATGCGCTTTCTTATCAATTGAATGATGCGTATAGGGGGCTTAAAAGCACGATTTTGGAAGTGGATTCCGCTCGTCTTCGTGATAACCAGAATGATTCCAGAATCGAAAATACGTTTCTCAAATATGGATATCATCACGGACACCATGACCATCATCATCATCGTCGCCCGGAGACCTATATCTATAACAACTTAGAATCGATTGATAGAGACCGGCGACCAAGGTCGCCTCCTAGACGTTCTCGGTCGCCACCTAGAGAACGTGGATAAGTATTTTATTTTATAGAAAACAATATTAAAGATAGCGTATAGTAGTATAATTACCTACATATATATGTTATACAGACTCATTCCCTTGCGTAATTTGAGGAGAACCAACGGAGTAAAATTTGATGAAATGGTTCCTTCCGATATTCCAAAAATCGATGGTATTGACCGAGTGATTCATGGACCCAATAGTATCTCCCCAGGTCCGATTGGCAATATAAAACGGCCATGGTATATGCATCCGGGACAAGACGATAATTTGATGGTATTGCAAGGGGAGAGATATATTGATATTTATGACCCGATTACGAAAAAATCGGCATCTTTTATAGTGAGTCCTGATAAAATATACAAGAATGAACGATTGTATTATGATGGACCCGCGATGATTGTGTGGCCATCGGGTATATATCATCGTATTATCAGTGGATCGGAGGGCAGTATTAGTATAAATTTTTCTACCCGAAATAAAAAATTCAACTTGGAAACCAATTTCAATATATACAATTTGAATAAGGTGACTGGGGAAAGCGAACTGTTGCGAAAAGGTATCGAAGACCAGCCGGATATTCTCTATAAATATCCCAGTGCGGAAATAGAAAAGTTGGTAAAAGAATAACACAACATAATAAAAAGAATAATACAAGTGGAAATATCATTTGTATTATTTGAGGCATCCATAATATATCCATTTTATGGGTTATTAGCAAACCAAATAGGTAGCCAATTTCGTTTTTAATGTTTGTGTCATGGTTGTCATCGTGGTCGTTTTTTGTTTCAAGATAGTGTTCACATTGGATATATATTTGATATCGGGATTGGTCGACATGGCAATACTCACACCTTGTTCACATATAACATTCCAATTGTCTATTGTGGTAACTGCTTTGGATATGATATTTTTTTCCACGACAGATAATTCCGCATACTGGGGTGTAGGTTGGTCGGAATTGACAAAATAGCTAATATATCCCATGGCGCAATTGACTTCATCCATGACATCTTTGACAACGAGAGATGCTTCATGTGCACTTTTTGGCATTTGAATTGTTGCAGTGGTGAGTATAGTTTCTTTGAATTTTCCGAAAACATCTGATAAATGTGAAATCTTTTTGAGGGCTTCGAGAATACTTGAGAGAAATGCAGTATCGTCGATGATGTTTACGCTCTGTAATTTAATGGTAAAACTCTCAAATAATTTACTTAGGTCATCTGCAGCGGAAGCGAACTCATTGAATCCATCAATATCGACATCCAGTTGAACTTGTTTTGTTTCATTGGCGATTTTACAGGCGGCTTCAAATAAATTCGCATAATCGTCTATGGTACCTTTGCCTTGAAAGTCAGAGCAATTGATTTTACTTGCATATAGTTTTATGTCTTTTAATAAAAGAGAACTTTGACTATGAGGGTCCGCTGCATCGTCATAGGTAGTAACTACTTCCGCCAAATTTTCAGTGATATTGGGGTCATATAATTCCGGATGGGTAGAAGTAAACGAGGTATAAAATACCGAATTATTGCTATTGTCTGTACCAGATTCATTGACAATAACAAGGCCGGTGTCTTGAATGGTTTCGTTAGTAATTTGTGTAACAATATTAGGGACATTGAATGATAAATCAGTGATAACTTTTGCTCCGGACAAATCGGTTGTAGTGGGGGATGAAGGTCGGCTAGTAGATGGCATTATACATTGGATGTATATAATACCATATACGAATAAAATAAATAAACAATACCCTAAACAAAGCATATATGGTTTGCAAAAATATACAATTGTAAAAAATAGACTTACAATTGTAAAAATAGAGAGTCGATTATTTTATCAAACATTCAATCGATGCGAACATACAATTGAATGTTTTTATTATTTCTATTTTTTCTGTTTCGGTTAAGTATTCTAATTGCGCAAGTTGTATATCGGTGAGTGGTCTATAATTTGTTATTTCTCCTTTCATAACGCACAGATTTGTTATATTTATGTGTTTTTGTGTTTTATTGAAAAACCTTTCCTTGAATTCGTTGGTTAAAGTGGATGGATTGCGGTGAATTGGTTTGGCACATGGAGTTGCGGGACGAGTATTGATAGATGACATGTATATAATTTATTCATAAAATATCCAATACGAATAAAATAAAAACTATTTCTAAACGCACCAATTATGGTAATATAATATAATATAATATATTACAATTGTAAACAACGAGGTTACAAATGTAATCAATGAGAACCTGCGATTAGGAACTGGTGATAACCGCATTGACGAGTATTTTACGATTGCAACCGCGTTTATGAGCGGCGAGTGCCTTTAGATTGTGGGCATTAAATAGTTTACATAGGTCACATTTTAAACCTTGTTTATGAGTGACGGCTGCGAATTTGGTAGATAAATACTTATCCAATGTTGGAAATTTAAATTCTTCGATTTGTAGAAACACTTTTTTCTGGGTTTCTTTGAGAACAAGAATCATGGCTTCTTTTTGGGTAATAAACAATTGGTATTCTTTGTTGATATCATCGAGAACATCTTTGTCGATACTGATTTCAAAAGAATTGTCGATATTGAATTCGCGGAATTTCTCGTAGAGATTGTCTATAATATCGATGGCGGCGGTAATTTTTTCGGGAGAATAGTTTGCATTATGAACATATACCATAATCAGTTTATTATGGGTTTCAATATGGAAGTTCGGTTTCGAATGGAACCCGCTGTTTTGTGATATAAAAACACCATGGCAATTGTTCTCCTCGATGGTTTGTGTAAAGTCCCGAATTTCTTCATTGTTTATATTTCTATCAAATTCTGCACTATGGAGGAGAACCTTTTGTTTGTTATGGCGTTTGATAAGATAGGAATTGTTGGAAAGATTCTCCGTTGTTCTCGAAAATAAAGTATTTGAAGAATGGTTTTTATGAAGTGATTGTATTTCCGAGGTGGAATATATCTTATTCAAGGTGGTACCGATATTTTCTTTGATTGAAAAAGAGGAATGTATCATTTTATTGTTTTGCAAAAAATCGGTGAGTTCTCCAATTAATTTGGAAGAAAGGGTAGATTGATTTTTCATCGAAGAAATATTTGTGTTTATTCTTTCTTCACTGGCGGATATGAAGGAATAAATGGGTTGTTGAAGGTTCTGCAACATCATGGATGATTTCATTTCAAAACTATTTATATAATCTTTGATAGTATTGTTGTCAACGTATTTGAGGAGAACACGAGTATCATCGGAAATCGATTTATGAAAAGAGCGGATAGAGTCTTGGATTTGCAGATAGCATTGAGATTGGCTTTTCGGGACAACTTCATTTAAGATAAGATTGGTTTTGTCAATCAGTATATGGTTGTTTTTTTCTAGGAGAGGACCTATTCTTTCATTTGTGTTCTCTTGAATAATGAGTTTTAGGTCATCAACATAGCTCGATTTGATATGTAAAAAACGTTCTATCAATGTATGTGTAATGTCTGCATGGATGCTTTGGATGGATTCTTTCAGAGAAGAAACCGATGTATTCAATTCATTTATTTTGGTTGTGTTCTCGTTTACATTCAATAAAATCTGTGAATGAATAGAGGAATTAATAGTTGCATTTGTATCGTGTAGTAATTTATCGAACAAATCAATAAAAATTAGATTTACAGCTTCGAAGTTTAAGGTCGGATTGTTCTCGTAGAAGTCACAAATCCGTCGGTTTTTGATTACTAACTCTTTCATCTGTATGAATAATATACAGAAAATAGAATAACTATTTAAACTTTTTATAAAAAGTATTTGAACTTTCATGTTAGATAATAATAGATTGTATATTCAATTTATTATTACTATGAATTTGAATATGGGTTACATGGCAACCATGGGTATAACAGAATCAGAATCATATAGGTCGTAATAAAATAATGGTCATTGTGGCAACGGTAGATGGGATAACCATACCAATATTGGGTTGGTCATTTATGGTAATATTATTAGAATATGAAGTATGATTCACAAGATTTAACTTACATCCAAAACTGGTTGGTGAGAACGTAGTGGGTATTGAAATATCAGTCTCCAATACATCTATAATAATACTATGTGAACCTTGGGAGTTCGATGAGTTGATTGAAAATGTAGAACCGAATATAGAGGTATTGTTTTTGAATATGGAGAACTGGCAGGGTTCGATATGATGTATATTTACAGTGATAAAATAAGAACCCGTTTGCCATATCCATATATCACTATTTGAGAGAGAACAATTGCCTGAAAAGGAGGAATAGGTATCAAATCGTATAGGTTGTTGGCTTAGAATATTTTGTGGAATGGTGGAATATACATGTATATAGGTCGGTACAAGATTTGAAACAGTACCTTGCGGTCCTTTATCTCCTTGTGGGCCTTTATCTCCTTGTGGGCCTTTATCTCCATGTGGTCCCATGTTACCTGCCAGTCCGGTAGGACCCATACATCCAGTATCACCCTCCGGTCCGGTAGGACCGGTATGCCCTGTAATACTAAGTTTTGTAAAAAGATTCACAAGTTCACTCGTGTTTCCACTAATAATATCATATTCATACTCATAAGTAGTTATTGTTTTTGGCGATAGGTTCTCCATATAGAGAACTATATATACTAGATATAGCTAAATATATCTGTATCGTAATGCAATTATGCAGTAAAATAGATTTATATTCAAAAATATATAATTGTGAATATAAAAATTACAAAAAAAACAGAAAAATCAATAAAAATACAAATATACACTTTGTAATTACAGAGTTCTCAATGTACTTTTACAAGATACAATACAAAATGAAGATTTCGAAAACAGTGAATTTGTAATATTGGTTGTAAAAATACATTGTATTTACAAAATATGTATTGTAATGATTTGATAAAGAAACATATAAATATATTATGGTTGACTCGTATTTACTACTATATTACTTGTTGAGGTAATTTTTGATTTACATCCTCTTTTGTGAGCAGATAGACTTTTAATAGTTGTTGTTTTGAAGATGTTACAATTTTCACAAATATATCCAGCCTTTTGTATCGATGCATACTTTGAAGATAGATAATTATCCAAAGTCGGTATTCTCAATTCTTCGATTTGTTGCAAAAGCCTTTTATGAAAATCTTTAACCATATTTGTCAAAGATTCTTTTTGTGCAATTAATCGTTGAAATTCGTCGTTAATATCATCCATTATTTCCTTTGAAATAATATTATCATCACTATCTTTAATATTTAATTTTTTGAATTTTGCTGACAATGAATCAATAATATCAAATGCAATTTGAATTTTGTTAGCCATATATTCGACATTATGTACATAGACTAATATAGTACCCTTGTGAATATCTATATGATAATTACCTTTACTTGTTATTCCTGTATTTTGTGAGAGAAATATACCATGTGTTTTTTGAGTATCACAATCAACTATAAATTTCTTAACCTCCTCTGGATTGACATTCTTATCATAATTTTTATTTTCAATCAATACAACATCTTTTCCTTCTCTTTTAACTATCATATCCCCAGATGATGGTTTTCCAGAAGTATCGATAATTTCGGCGGTAGGAAACATCTTGGTTAAAACATTATGGATATGGTTTTCTGACAAATTACCCTTATGACTTGAATTACGATATTTATTCAAAAAATCTTCCAAATTAGCAAAAATCTTTTCTTGAGTAAGTTGTTGTTTGCTTGTTACATCTTGGAGAGAAGAAATATTTGAAGATATTCTCTTTTCACTTGTTGAAATCATAGATATAAAAGGTGTTTGAATTGTTTGTAGCAATTGTGTATACTTAGATTCAAAATTACTTATAAAAGCAGCTATTTGGTCTTCCTTATTCTTATTCATAAAAGTTGTTATTTCTGTTGTTAGTTTGTCTTGCTTGGTTGCCAAATCAGATGAAGATAATGAACTTGAATTAAGTCTTTCTTGACATTTTTCAATTAGATTAACTAACTGATTATTATGTAATTCTTTTGTTCCACACATTTGTTTTAAATCGGAAGAGAGAAGAGTATAAAATTTTACTATTTCTTCTTGAATATGTTTTGCGCTTTTTTCTTGGTTTTCAGGAATGAGTTCATTCAACATTATATTTGTTTTATCCAAAAGATGACTTGTTGTGTTATCTAAGAGAGAAGATAATTTATTCATTGAAGTTGAATTTATTTCGGTAAGTAGGATAGTAGTCTTATCAAGTAACGTTTGGTTTCCTTGTTCTAATTTTGATACTATAGAATTATTTCCTTGTTCCAATTTTGATACTATAGAATTATTTCCTTGTTCCAATTTGGATGTTATAGAATTATTTCCTTGTTCTAATTTTGATACTATAGAGCTGTTATCTTTTTCAATTTTCGAACTAATATCATTATAACCTTTGTCTATCTTAGAACCTATATCAGTTAATAATGCATTATTTGAAATAGAATTTTTATCCAACATTTGTTCTATACATTTTTCAATAAGAGTTCTAATTTTTTCATTTGTATTTGAATTTATAATAGTTTTAACCTCTTCAATATAATCTCTTTTTATTTCCATGGATTTCAGTAGCATATCAGATGATATTTTAGATATAGAACTATTTAATTCCATAATCCTATTTTTGTTCTCCATACACTCATGTAAAATTTGAGAACTAATTGATTTATTAATAGCACTAGTAGCGTCTTGTAATATGTTCTCAAATAAGTCAACACATAATATGCAAATTTGTTCGAAATCTAATGACGGATTCGATTTATAAAAGTCAAACACTTTTTTGTTACGACAAATCATGACGTCCTTTTCAGATGACATTTTTATATTATGGTTATAAAATGTCTTTATATTCTATTTTAGTTTATTATTTTTTTCTAAAGTAATAAAATCTATTAAATAATAATATTTAGAAACATTAATCAATTTTTTTTATTAGTTTAATGTTTTAACAAATATTATTTTAGTATATTTTATTGAATTATTGTATT